CACCTGACGCAGGAGCAATTCCTCCACCACCTGACGCAGGAGTAGGGGTCCCACCTCCACCAGCGCCTGCGGGTCCTGAAGCATCACCTGAAACTGTTGATGTTACTAATGACCCCGATGTTGAAAAAGTTGGTGAAGAAGACAAAGATAAAGGAACAAAAGAAATTGAAATAACTGACTTGGTTAAGTCTCAAAAAAAAGTTGAGGAAAAACAGGAAGAATATTCTGACACTTTGTTCAAACACTTAGATGACTTAGAAAGTAAATTGTCTAGTATGGATACAATAGTTAACCAACTTAACAGTTTAGAGGCTAAAGTTGAAAAAATGAGACCAAAAACCCCTGAAGAGAAATTAGAATTAAGAAGTTTAGATTCAGGACCTTATAATCAAAAATTAAGTGATTTTTTTGATGATAAGCAAGAAGATATGGAAAAATCAGGAAAAAATGAATATATTTTAACTCAAGACGATGTTGAAGGATATTCACCAAGTGACATCAAAAAAAGTTTCAGAAATTTTGGAACTGATGATGGCGAACTTGATAAGTTCCAAACTATTAGGTAAAGAAACGGTCTGAAAAGACCGTTTTTTATCTTACAAAATATTTGACAAAACAAAGGCTGACACTTATAATTAGTAAACAATTAAAACTTAAATAATATGGCGACAAACAGTTTAGACGCGGTTCTTGCTCAGTATGAAAAAGCAAGTCAAGGTGGTTCTTCTAACACCTCAAAAATGTCTCAGGACGAAAGAATGAAAAAATACTTCGCAGCAATCCTTAAGGATAGCGAAAAACAAGGACAAAAAAGATTACGAATCTTACCAACACCTGATGGTTCTTCACCTTTCAAAGAAGTATGGTTCCACGAAGTTCAAGTGGATGGGAAATGGGTAAAACTATTTGACCCAGGAAAAAATGACAATGAGCGTTCACCATTGAGTGAAGTTCATGAAGAGTTAATGTCTACAGGACGTGAGTCAGACAAAGAACTTGCAAAACAATATAAACCCCGTAAATTTTACATCGTTAAAGTAATTGACCGTGACAACGAGCAAGATGGTGTTAAATTCTGGCGTTTTAAACACAACTACAAAAACGAAGGAATTCTTGATAAGATTATTCCGATTTGGAGAGCTAAAGGAGATATTACTGACCCTACAACAGGTCGCGACATTATCCTTGAGTTGACCAAAGCAAAGACTCCAAAAGGAGCAACATACACTGTTATTCAAACAGTTATGTATGATGACCCAACAACTGTTCATGAAGATGCGGAAACTGCGAAATCATGGATTACTGATGAGTTGACATGGGAAGACGTTTATTCTAAAAAACCTGTTGAATATCTTGAAGCGATTGCACGAGGAGAAACTCCACGTTGGGATAGTGAAAAAGGTGGATACACTTACGGTAATTCTGATTCTTCAGAAATCTCTATGGGTGGAACTGAATCAAAAATGATTGAGGACCCACAAGCGAATGACGAAGTAGACGAAGAGTTACCATTCTAATTCATTGAACTTGGACATCTACTTAGACAAGGTGTCCAAGTTCTTATTTTTTAACAAATTTTAAACAAACACATAGACATTATGGCAATTAAGAAAAATGACTTTAAATCAATTAAAGACAAGTTTTCTACATCCGCTAAATACAAACCCCAAAGATTCTTTGATTTAGGGACTGAGTTTTTAGATGCGGTTGGACTACCAGGACCTGCCATCGGACACATTAACATGTATTTAGGTCATAGTGATACAGGAAAGACAACTGCCTTAGTTAAAGCCGCAGTTGATGCTCAAAAGAAAAACATCTTACCTGTGTTCATTATTACAGAACAAAAATGGTCCTTTGAACACGCAAAACTAATGGGATTCCAATGTGAGGAAGTAGTTGATGAGGAAACAGGAGAATTGGATTGGGATGGTTTTTACATCTTTAATAACAATTTTGATTACATTGAACAAATTACTGATTATATCAATGAATTGTTAGATGCACAAGAAAAAGGAGATTTGGATTACAGTTTATTATTCCTTTGGGATTCTGTAGGTTCAGTTCCTTGTAAAATGACTTACGAAGGTAAGGGTGGTAAACAACACAACGCATCTGTTTTGGCGGATAAGATTGGTATGGGGATTAACCAAAGAATTTCAGGAAGTCGTAAATCGGATTCTAAATTTGAAAATACTTTGGTTATTGTTAACCAACCATGGGTTGAGTTACCTGACAATCCTTTTGGACAACCTAAGATTAAAGCTAAAGGTGGTGAGGCGATTTGGTTAAACTCATCATTAGTATTCTTGTTTGGAAATCAAAAAGGTGCGGGAACAACAAAGATTACCGCAACAAAAGACAAAAGAACTGTTAAGTTTGCGTCAAGAACAAAAGTATCGGTAATGAAAAACCATATTAATGGTTTGGGTTATGAGGATGGTAAAATCATCGTTACTCCACATGGTTTCATTGCAGGTAAAGAAACGTCAGAAGAAAAGGCTTCAATTGAGAAATACAAGAAAGAGTATGCCGACTATTGGAGTCAAATTATCGGAACCGATGGTGACTTTGATTTGAAAGAAGAAAAAGAACAGTAATAACTATAAACCAACAACAAGTGATTAAAACATTATTAGTAGATGGAAATAACCTTCTAAAGATTGGATTTCATGGGGTAAAGGATTTTTACCACGAAGGTAAACATGTTGGTGGGGTATGGCATTTTTTAAACACTGTTAGACGTTTTATTGAAGAGCAAAATTTTGACAAAGTTGTAGTATTTTGGGATGGAGAAGAGAACTCATTAAGTAGGAAACTTCTCTATCCAAGATACAAAGAAAACCGAGTTCAAGAAATTAATGAACAAAAAGTAACATCTTTTCAAGAACAAAAAGAACGAGTAAAACAATACTTGGAAGAAATGTTCGTAAGACAAATCAACATCACCAACAATGAGGCGGATGATTTGATTGCTTATTATTGTCAAATTTCACACAACGAATTTAAAACCATTTTTTCATCAGATAAAGACCTTACACAACTTATCTCAGATAAAGTGAGTATCTATTCCCCATCGGCGAAACAAACGTATAAGAACGGGGATAAAATCAAAATGTATGAATATTCTATCCCTCATGAGAATGTAAAAACCTATAAAATATTGTCGGGGGATAAATCTGACAACATTGATGGTATCTATTATCTTGGAGAGAAAACTTTAATCAAATTATTCCCTGAGCTACTTGACGAAACGGTTAATCTAACCGATATTTTAACAAGGGCAGAAAGATTATTGTCTGAAGATAAAGACAATACGGTCTTAAAAAATCTTCTGTCGGGGAAAACAAAAACAGGTATTTACGGAAACGAATTTTTTGAGATAAATGAAAAGATTGTAGACTTATCAAACCCATTAATTACCGATGAAGGTAAACAACTCGTAGAATTATATTATTCTGAATCATTAGACCCTGATGGAAGGGGTCATCGGAACATCATAAAAATGATGATGGAAGACGGGTTCTTCAAATTCCTACCAAAAGGAGACGACAATTGGGTGAAATTCCTAACTCCATTTTTAAAATTAACAAGAAAAGAAAAGAAAAAATTTAAACAAAAATAACAAACAGTATGAGAGACCAAGACACAACCAAATTAGAATTCTTAATGACGGTTAACGACAACATCATCGTCCAAAGATTTTTCAATGTCAGAGATTTTAATCCTGAAGCTAAAAGTTCTGTTGAATTGTATGAATATCTTTTTGACTTTAAAGGTCAATTGGAAAACGAATTAAAAATGAAATCCGTAACATATATGTTGGACAACACATATGAGATTTCACAAAACCCAGCGATGTTGGAAACCTCAAATACCGAGGGTCCTGAACATTTTAACATTTTTATTAAGTCAGGTGACATGACAATTTGTCATAGAAGGATGGACGCTAAAGTGTTCCCACCTAAAATAAGATACACCGTAGACATACGCCCACACATAAAAACTATACTTTCGGATTTGACTGACATTTTTTCGTCTAAAAATTTAACACACGAATACGCTGGAATTACTACAAAGGGGTAATATTTATTCTAAAACAAACTAAAATAATATGGCGTCAAACAAAAATTTTGATTATCTCGGAAGTAATTTTCAATTACAATTATTAAATCAAGTCATCGTTGATAAGGACTTCTCAAGGTCTATTATTGATGTGATTGAGACTAATTATTTTGAAAACAAATACTTCAAGATAATCATACAAATGATTAAAGAGTATCACTCTAAATACGAACACACACCCACGTTTGACACTTTAGAACAAATCACAAAATCTGAATTACAACAAGAGTTGGCATCTAAAATTGTTTTAGATACCTTAACAAAAATCAAAGACGCTCCTGTTGAAGGACAGGAGTTCGTCCAAGAAAAAGCGTTGAAATTCTGTAAACAACAAGAATTACAAAAAGCAATTACTAAAGCACAAAAAGTAATTGATGGTGGAGAATTTGAGAACTATGACACATTGGAAACATTAGTTAGAGAGGCGTTACAAATTGGTGAAAGAGAAGATGGAATGTCTGATGTATTTGCTAATTTAGATGAGGTTTTAAACGAGGATTACAGACACCCAATTCCTATGGGAATACCAGGAATTGACAGGTTGTTAAAAGGTGGTTTAGCTAAAGGAGAAATCGGAGTTGTATTAGCACCAACAGGTGTTGGTAAATCAACATTATTAACCAAAATTTCAAATCACGCATTTAATTT